CCCGTCTGCCCACATGACGTACTGCGTAATAGTCTGTCCAGACTGCGCCCCGATCTGCATGAAACTGACTGGGTTTGAAGTCGAAAGTCCCGATTTCAGGACATTGGATGCGTTGGTCTGGTAAACCTTCCCGCCCGCCGCAAACAGATGAAAATAAGACCCATTGCTAAGTCTGAATTGGAATCCGCCCTGAACTCTTGCGGGTAGTGGCGTTCCAAGAAACAAAGCGTTCCCTCCGCGCTTGCTTAATCCATTCTCATGAAAATTAAGGTTTTTCGATGGTAGGACCAGAGAGGTGACGGGAAGCAGTTCTTGACTCCTGTCATCTCTCAGGCCGGTTTGGAGGAATGGGCTGCGAAGAATTTGGCCGCTGTATCCCATCAGGAATCCTTTACCTGGCCGGCTTTCTGAAATCTATCTTCATCGGCATCAGAGACTTTCTTCCATGTCGATGAAGGCGTTCCTCTATTCTGGAACCCAGCGTTGCCCGTAGTCGTCCGTCTCCGCCAGAAGAAGAAGTAATCCGTCACAGGCGTAATCCCAGGGTAAAGGTTAAGAATATGGGACCGGGATGCCACACCAATCGTTCCTGATGGGATAGGCATCCCGGTCCCTCGGGCACCTTTCCCGAAATCAATGGCCGATCGACGACGTTCGGGGGTGTCTATCACGTTAGTTGACCTTTTGTGTAAACCGAGCCGTCGTCGCTGAGAGCCCCTGTCGCAATCACCGTCCCCGCATTGTTCTTGATCTTCTCCTGGCTCGAAGTCGCCGTATGCTCATTGCGAAGGCTCATGTAAGAAAGCATGAGTGCCTGTTGGATTGTAGGAGTGGCACTCGGAACTCCCGAAAGTTCTGACATCGTATCGGTGCTAAGAGCCGAACGAATTTGCGTCAGAACCGAAGCTAAAGCTGTCGCACCTAGAGCATTGACCGTTCCAATCGTCACTCCGGTCTGGCTGGCTCCAAGATTGACAGTAGAAACCGTTTGATCAAAATTGCTTATCTTCCCTGTTAGAGGCAATGCCGCATAAATGGCCTTTAGGTCAACTGCCGCGCTATCAGCCGTTACATGACCCGTCATAGTCTCATTCCATACCGCTGCGGCAATCGTGGCGGCATCGGGACCGCCGCCGCCAGCATCGGTTATCGCTTCAAGCGAGTCCGTTGTTTGGCTAAAGGTCTGCCCTGCGTTCTTGTTCATAATCAGGTCAAAAAGGCTTCCGATAGTGGGGGGAGTACCGCCTGCGGTATTCTTGGCGAGCTTATCGAGGAGGTAGGTTACCAGGACTTTCCCTATCCCCTGTTCTTCAATTGTGCCATCGAAATATATTTGGCTGTTTCCGATAGGGGGATCTCCGACTACCGGAGTCCCAGTTGGGTTCTGATATATGATGAGCGTGTATTTACCAGCAAGAAGGTAGGACGGGAACACACCCTTGTAGTAACCCGTAGCACCCTCTTCAGCGACTGTATTCACATAAGTTGCCCAGTTGCTGCCATTGTAGACTTCCGTGGATACCCCATTGGCAATCTTCCCCGTTGAATCGTGAATGACGATGTAGAGGGCCTGTCCAGACTGACTGACGATTTCTGTAATAGCAGCCATATTAGTAGTCCGTCACCACTTGAGAAAATTCGTGGAGGTCCGTTCCATATTGAGCCGTCACAACGAGCTTTTGAACCTCACTCATCCACAATTGCCACTCCTGCGGTCCCCTGGTATCGTCATTTAGCATCAGATGTTTGGCCTTTATGCCCTGAATCCAGAAATTTCGCCATTCGAGGTATAAGCGGCTCATCAGGGCCGAATTCAAGTCTGTTTTCATCAAATTCCCGTAGTAGAAGAACTTAATCCCATAGGTGTTCGTCGAATCTGGCGGCGTGTCCAAAATAAACTCGTCAAAGTCCTCGTCACCGATGGGATAGGCTGTATGCGGACGATTTAGACTTGCTGGACTCGATTTTCGGTAGTATTCAGCGATATGGTCGAATTTCAGAGGCCATGACTGGTCACAAATCATGTATCCAGAGGTTCCGTCAGGCGTAACCGCGAATCCAGGCGTTACCGTTAGCGTAATCGTCCCTGCCACGTTCACAAGGTTGATAATTTGTGAGGCGGAAGCCACTCCCGTACCGGAAATGATCAGAACTTCCTTACCCAACACGTCGGAAATTGCCTGGGTTGACCCAGGGGCGAGAATAATGGTCGTTTGGGATCCGCCTTGCGCCGTTCCCTTGACCGAACCCCATAAAATTTGTGCGCTCATGTCAGAAGAGAAGTCAGAAGGACATGAATAGCGGCTCTGTCCAGGGGTCAAGATGCCATAAGCGAATGTCTGCATGATCTTGGGTTGCCGACAAGCCTTCCAGACCTCATTTTTAAGTTGTTCCATGACCTCTGTCTGGTATCGAAGCGTCGTTGCAGAGTCAGGATGGCTCTCATTGGCCTGCATGAGACCTTCTGAGACGATGGATGCCAACGTTGGATTGCTAGGGGCACTCATTTAGACACCTCGGCGGGTTGCTTAACCAACGATTCGTACGCATCGACCCATTTCTTCCAGTTATTTTCGATATCATAAAAATGTTCGACTGTCTTTCTGGCCGCTAATCCCATGGCATTCCTAAGTTTATGGTCTTGAGTCATTTTATTCAAGGCCATGAGCCACCCTGTAGGCGAATTTCCTTCAACAAACATCCCGTTTTCAGGCACCAAGTCCATCATCTCACTGTAAGGTGAACAAAACGAACTAACTGACGGGACTTCAATAGACGCCATTTCTAGCCACTTAAGAGGGCTCTTGCAATTATTGAAATCGGAGTCCACGAGGGGAATAACTGCGAAGTCTAGGTCAAGTATTGCGGAAACATAAGGATAGGCCGGCGTCGGGCACCATCCACGATATTCTATTCGATCTGGATCAATGCCCTTTAAGGTGCCATCAAATTTTTGCCCAAGCAGCACGAGAGTCACGTTCGAGTTGATACGCAAGAACTCCGGCAAAACTTGGGCTAGAATTTTCCAATCTTCAAAATGGCTATATCCTCCAGTCCATCCGACCCGTATCCCTCGATGAGAGGCAAAAGGAAGTTTTTTCCACAATTCAAGGTCGATGCAGTTTGGAAGAACTTTTACATTCGGATTAAATTCCTCAAACACTTTAGCGAGAATAGGCGTTGTCGTCGTCACCATATCGGCCACAGCCATGGCCTTCTTTGCTCTCTCTAGCGCTGCCTTATTTCTCGCAAGATCGATATTTTTACCGTCTGTCCAAACATCGAGTTTTCCGCCAATATAATCATGGCTATAGTTCTCGGTTCCGAAGTCTTTGTAATGGGGAGATAATGGACTCACTTTAAAAAAGTTGTCATCCCAATCAACAATGACTTTTTTCCCTAGTTTTTTGAACTGTTCAATGCCATTGCAGAATTTTTCATCAAAAACTCTAGGAGTAACGCACACATCTGCCCATAGTAAGTGCTGTGCAATGGTTTCTTCGTTGTCACCTTTTTCGGCATGACGCACCTCAAATGTTTTATCGTTCATAGCAACCACCTGTAGAGGTTGAGCTAGACGATAGAATCCGCACCCACCATTGTCTCGAAGGAAGTAGAGGACTTTCATAGCGTCCCTTCCATCATCCATTCCGTCATATTCGTGTTGACGATGGGGATTACAGGATGACGTTGGCCTGGGATGCGGTTTGGAATTCGCCCAGGGATATCTGAAAGGTTCATATTGCCCTTGGCCGCTTCCTGTGCAATCCATGACCGCTTATACCACCAGCGGTATCCATCCCATCTATAGGCTTGATCTTCTTTTTCATCTAGTGGATGAATTGAAACAAAGCATTTCCCGGTCGTTTCCAATGCTTTTGACAATCCTTGAAACATCTCTTGGATATCATCAGGATGGACATGGACCGTTACTGAGTTGCATAGGATAAAGTCATATTTCCCTTCAACCGTAAAATCTTCCATCAACTGTAATATGGGAGTGTGTTGAAATTTAAGTCTTTGACATTCGAGCATGGCTTCTTTGAGAAGGCCGACCGAAATATCTGCGCCACAAAAGTTGCCGTCGCGAAGATAATCAACAAGACGGATAGTGCCACGCAAAGCACCGCATCCATAATCAAGGAAAGTATGTTCAGGCTTGAGCCCTTGATGGAGCATGAAGTCATATTGCATCCTCGCTTCGTAGCCGCCGTAAGCACCGGAGAAAATAACGGCTTCCTCGGAAGTCCCGTTGAACTCCCATCGCTTCTTGTAATCAGGCCACCGATTAACTTTAGTTGTCATACTGTTAGAGGGTTGACTGTCGCTGTCGGACGGCCCCAATCGCTGCGCATAAATTCACGCCATGCCTTCTGTCTGTCCTTCAAGTCTCGCCCTTGTACTCTGAGCATCCACCCAGGATGTTCCTTCTCATAATCCATGAGCGTTGTCGTGTTATAGCGTCCAACCATTCTCATCGTGCGGTTTTTGGTGAACCCGTTGCTCTGATCCTTTGATAAATCATTTGTATATCGAATAAGATCAGCCATCGGCTCCGCGTGAAGTGCTTCGATCTTGTTCCCGTTTGTATTTGCGCGTATCAGCATAAATTGTGCCTGGGATGCTTTCGCAGAGCCCAGGACTTTAATTGCTAGACCTGATAGAACCCGGTCATAAGACCAGAGCCCTTCTCATTGCGACTTTCAAGAGTCAGTTCCGCTTCGATCTTGTACCGATCACTCGAACCAGTTTTCGCTAGTTCGACGCGGTTGACCGGACGGAGCCACGCTTTCACCCATAATTCCATGACGCCCAGATTCAGGATGTATCCCGGCTGAGTGTCATTCATTACGTGATGCAAGCGAACCATGATCGTTCCGAAGTCAGACTCATAAATGTCAACGGTGTTGACAAGTTTCTTCTCTTCGGCTTCGATGCGCCGGACGTTCGAGGTAAACCCACTGATCTTACGTTTCTGGTACGAGCCAACGAGAGTGACAGTCGGATAACCCCCCTGAGCCCAAACGAGCGCCAGGTTTCCGTTGAAGGTCGCCTCATCAAGTGCCTGCGATGTCGCAGTCGCCGTGGTAAGATTCGTCGCCACCCACCCAAGAACGCCTTTCAACTGCCTAGCTACCGTCGCACTTCCGACCGCTGTATTAGAGTTGATAACCAAGGCATACTCAATGTCTCGAGCAAGTTCCTTAGTCCGTTTCAGGGTTTGGTAGTCGATTTCGTCGTTACGGCCAGCCGCCACAACCGCCCGCTGCGTTTCAGACACCTGATAGACCTTCCACAGGATCTGAGTGTAATTCCCAAGTCGAACGGTAGGAACAGCGGCAGTCGCCGTTGCATCATCACCTTCGATTTGAGCATTTGCAGCAGCCGCAGCCAATACGTCAGTCTGCCATTCATGTAGGGTCTGAATAGCGCGAGTTGAGCCTGTGTTCGATGTAAACCACGTCTCCATAGGAGAGATGTTGGTAATAACGTCGATCAGGTCTTCCCGGTTACCAATCGCTTGGTAAGTTTGGAATGTTCCCGATGGTGCATTCATCTAATTTGTCCTCAGCTTGCCGGAGTCTCCCGCTTCAGGCGAAATACAGCTTGCCAGTCTTCGGTGCGTCCGGTCTTTTTCGCGGTTTCCATTGCCGCGCTATACCGAGTCTGCCAATCCTGATCTTGAGACACACGACTTGGAACATTACTTGAACCTTCAACCATCGGGACAATAACGGGCCGATTATTCTTATCCAACACAAGATGAGTCCCTGCCGGCGCTACCATAACTGGCGCCGAGGGCACAATGCTTGATGGAGTAAGTACCGGAGCCGCTGGTTTCTGACCAGACAAGACATCCCTGAGTTTCATTTCCTGGTATTTGCCATACCAGAATGCTTGAGAATCAAGCTGTGCAAGAAGCTGAGGATTCGCGGCCACTTCTGGCTTGGCGAATTCAGCATCTACAAACGCTTGAATCTTTGGCACGTAGTCAGTGAAGTCTTTCGCTCCTAATTCCTGTTCGGCTCGTTTTGCGAGTTGACTGATTCCTGTTTGGAACCTCTGTGGGGCTACGGCTGCACTAAGTTCGGCGATTTGCCGTTCCATTGCCGCGATTCGAGGATCTTCAGCAGGTGCTTTTCCTGGTGCAGGTGGCGGTTCCGGTGCCTTGGGTGTCGCCGGCGGCTGTTGACGTAAAGCCGCCCGTTCCGCTTCCAGGCGGGCTCTTTCCTGGGCAAGTTTCTGCCCCTGAATGGTCAAGTGACGTTCGAGTTGTATGCTCTTGAGCGCTTCTTTGGCAGGCACAGTCATTTCAACGCCATCCACTTTTATTCGCACCATCGTTCCATCTGGCATCTTGCTGAGGTCAAGTTCGCCAGATGCGGTAGGTGCTTGTGGCTCAGGAGTCGGGGTTGCGGACACCGCAGGAGGAGTGACCCCCGCAGGCGGAAGATCTTTCGACGTGTCAGAATAGGCTTTCACGGGCCGATTGGTAATGAACCCATCGGGAGAGATATTCTCTGGAAAAAGTCTTTCTGACGTCGATAGTTTTCTCGGCGCGGGTGGTTCCCCTGCTTTCGGTGCTTGTTCGCTAACCTGTCTATCTAGATTCAGCGCGGCTTCGACAGCCGTAGCTTGGTCTTTTACTTCCATGGTCGTGTCCTCCTATTACTCATTCCCGTTGACGGGAGTAGAGTCAGCCAAGTCATTGAGCTTTTGCGCGGCGTCTCGTGCCTCCTTGATTCGCCCCATAATGCGTCCTTCAATACTATCTAGGGTTTCAAGTTGGCCTTTGATATGACCGAGCTGCGCCAATGAACTTGGTACGAAATCGAGTTTGCGAATCATCGCAAGGATGTCTTTCTCCATAGGTCCAAAGACATTCTCTTTCAGAAAATCGAGTTTCCCTTGCTCAACGAACTCACGAAACGGCTGCGCGTCTCTTATGGTCTTCTGCCAGAGGGTCGCTTGTTCAGCCGCTAGCTTAATGATTTCGTCTGTTTCAGTCTTCATACAGGAGCTAAGAGATTCTGTTGGGCTGGACTCATTGGACCAGAAACGCCAGGAGGTGATGGGTTACCTTTACCACCGCCCTGTCCCTGCTGGGGTGGCGGCGGTTGCATGGACGGTAATTTCATCTCGTCTATGTTTCGATATCCCAACATCTTTGAAATCTGCTCAAACGGAATCTGAGGATTAAAGAATCTCACGTTCTGGGCCTGGATAGCCCCTATCTGTAGAAGTTGTCCCATCTGTGCGTTTGCCTGGTTCCCAAGCTCGGATAGCGTCTTCCAAAGCGCCATCTGCTGTTGCTTGTTCTGTCCAAGGGCCGGCATGAAGTCAAAATCGCCTTGAATGGAAAGAGAGGGCGGTGTTCCGACGTAGTTCCCGTCGTCATCTTTCACGAATTTCCATCCAAGCGTCCGGCCCGTCACCTGCTCAATGAATACGTCTGACTCGTATTCTTGTTCAAGGCGGAGGAGCATCTGGAATAGAGGAACAAGCCCTGTCAGGGCAATATTGCGTATGACCATGTTCGTCTTCTTCGACGAATTGGATGCAAGGATATTGGAAGTCGTCGCGGCCTGTTCATCGTTTGATTGGCTGTTGACTCCAAGAGATTCCGGAGATACAGATGAGATTTCAGAGTAAAGGGCATCTGTGCGCTGTTGAGCTGGCAAACTTATAGCGACCGGATTGGACATCTCCATCTCACGGATACCTTCAGGAGAGATATCGTTTCCTTGAACAACGCCACCGATCTTTCTTAACTTCAATGCCATCAAGTCAATGTTCGCGTTTTTATTTACGAGCGTTGGAGGCCTAAGCGCTCTAGCCACGGCCTCTCGCTCTTGGTTAAATCTCGCATTCGTTTCTTTTTGGAGTCCTTCCGTAACTTCTGGGAAGCTCTTGCCATACATAGAATGGCTTTCAGGAAACGATGTCGCGACAACGAATGGCGGTCTAACGGGCTCAGTTGGATCGAATTGATAGGGCAGATTGTTATCCACCCAGCCACGGAGTTCCGCCATTGGTCTTTCGGCTGAACCCCCCAAAACAAAACTCCCCGAGATGAGATGGTCGTCATTCCCTTTTGGTTGTAAGTCCCAACACTCATAGACCCAAATTGTTTGGAGTTCTTGGATATCTTCCGGTGCGCCTGCGAATGGTGAGCCCTGATTGAGATTCCTTTGATTTTTAATGAGGTCCGTGCCGGGGATCGTGCCGGCCCACGGGATGAGATCGACATTCTTATACCCTCTCCGTTTACAATAATCTCTGGTGCGCTTTACGCGATGAACGACAGGGAACTGCCAATAGTTCTTCCAAGTCGATTCATAATGAAAGAAAAGATCTTCATAAGGAACGCACTCGACGACTGGCGTAAAGAATTGGATGACCTTTTGCAAATCTTTCGGATCTGGCGGTTCGACTGTTTTACCGTCTTCATCGACCATGAACGCTGTGCGAACACCTTTAATCTTGGACTTTATGACCTTGAATCGCGGATAAATTTTGAGGATTCCAACTTTGTTCTTGATGGCGTCTTGCACAAACTCATAGATTTCTTGATACGCATTGATGGGGTGACCGTTCAGGCGATAGTTTAAGAGTGCTTTAACAATGTCAAGGGTTTCCCTGGGGACAGACTTCCAAGATCGAATGGTACAGATTTCCTCGAAGTCGAAGAACCACGTTTCGAGACACTCTTCCATAATGCGTTGGACTTGCGCGTAAGTCTTGGGGATGAATAAACGCGGGACACCAAGCATTTCAGAGAACGCGATTTCTTTCTTATCGAACTTGGAGTCATAGAGATCGTTATCTTTCCCCCAACGGAATTCCACTAGGTTTCTGACGTTGCGACTCATTCGGAGGATATCGACGCCGCGACGGATCGAATCAAATTCTTCCGTCGATTTTCCGATGTATTCGACCTGCGAATCAGATGGGAAGGTTACGAAGTCCATTTAAATTGGTGCCTCAACGCATAAACCCATTTTTTCTTTCCAGTCATCCCGCCGAACATAAGGTGGTGAGGAATCACAAATCCATGTCGGTAAAGAAAATAGACAAGTCTCATCAGTACACCGCCTCTTGGTCCGCAAACGCAAACTCGTCTTTGGTCCCTTGCTCATGCGGATACCATCCAAGTCGGCTCTGAAAGATATACCGCATCGCCGCATGGTGGTCATGCTTGCCTTCCATGATTGCGTCCCTGGGTCCACGAGTGTCTTCATTCGCCCACGCATCTCGTTGAAGCGTCCGCATGGACTGGATCAAAAGTTGATTCTCCGGTCTATCGAGGATAAACATCGTCTCGTCTTTAAGCATCTGCCTTATGATGTCAACGCCCGCCAAAATTGATCCTTTATAACTATCGGCTTTACGCAGATTGGGCACCGGATTGTCGCCATGGGTGAGTATCTTCCAAGCGTTAATGTTATCGAACGCTGTCCGATCTGAATCCGCATGAGGATCACATTTTCCGAACCCATAGCGGTATGGTCTGAGCATGGCATGGAGGTCATCTCTCACCTCTCTGAGATTCTTATCCCCGAGATAACATCGGTCGATGTATTTTCTTTCATCCCGATCAACGCACACAACCACAGCGGCAGTCGCTTTAACCTCGTGCGGATCAAGACCAAGGTAAGCCACGTAAAGTAAATAAGGGCACATAGGATCATGATAGGTGTCGGCTGGGTTTGAGTATGCATCAGTCCGTATTCCAGGGCAATGACAATCAAGATATTCGCCATCACCCAACCCCAACGCGGACGGAGGTATAACGTGTATCCGTCTTTTGAAATATGCGCCGTACACCAGACCTGACAAGGAAATCCATTCGCCAAGAAGCCGCATTCGCAGTTCATCGTAGGTTTTGATGTTTGCACAGATTTCCCTCAAACTTTTTAGATTTGCTTTTGGATTTGAAATCGAACAGAGCTGAAACCACCGAATAGAATTCTGACCTGTCTCATCGACGTCTTTATTCCATAACCTGTCATACACCCATGAGAGGCCATTGGTCGGCGTCATCCCGAATGCGATATCCAGTTTTTCTGATGTCGCAAACCGAATTAAATTCTCGTCGAAGATTTTCTCTCTGGGTTCTTCATCAAAACGAACACGATCGAGAGGCGGACCCTGAAACGTGCCGACATCGGCTTCGTTGGTCATTAACTCGATCGTGGCGCATATCTGTTTTTCAACAGGATGCACAAGTGTCAGGGTCATTTTCTCCGCTGACCAAGATTTCTCCCATCGCCTGTCAATCAGATAATCTTTCGGCACCCAGTACCTAAGCGCCGGCAGGTTATGGTTCAACACACCGTGCGTGTAGTCCATGCAGACGACACGGATGCGGTTATTCTTTTTTGTTGCCAACTTTGACTCAGGATAGATACCTTTGAGAGACGGCGGGATAATACGGCAGGCTTTTATGAGATCTTCGATTGTCGTTGAGACTGTCTTACTGCTCTGGTTGCCTCCCGATACGCCGATGATGTTGGCTGTACAGGCATGAACATCGACGGCTGAATCAAGTCTTGTTGGTATATCTCCTGGCCGCAAAAACTCTCCGAGGAACTTCCCCCGTTCCGGTGTAATCGTTCCATCCGTCGGCTGGTAGAAATAGAACGGATCTTCTTCTTTGAGTTGACGAAGTTCTGCGAGTCTCGCATTTATGAATTCATCCTCGGCGGCAATGGCTCTTTGAACGTCTTCCGGCGTCTTCAAATGCCTTGGCCGTCCAGTCGCCCGCATGAGCGACCGATCAGGCTTTGTCGATAACGTGCCTCTAGGCAACGTTTATATCCCCATCAGAATCGCCATCGGAACCACCTTTTCGGAGAGGCTGATCCAAGTCCCAACCCTTGGCTGGCTCAAAGTTTACAGGCCCTTTCCCTGGTTGGTTTAGGTCCCCAAGATCAATTTCGATAGCTTTTGTTCTTGCTTCATTGGTCACCGGGAGTTCTTTGCGCTCGGGGATGTCAAACCCGCGTCCACGTCCTTCCGTGAAATAATCCCTGGCGCCACCCTGCCCTCCGCCACTCCCATCAATTCGTTTGCTCATTATCGTTTCTCCCCATGCAGATACGTTTTAACCACCATGCCTCCTGATGTTGCCGGAGGGGCTACATTAAGTTGAAGCCATTTGTAGTCTATGTTCCCGAAGTCAACATAGGTCATCGACGATGGGTAAACAAATGACGATCCATTCGTATATGTATACGTGGAACCGACCTGTATCCAGTCGGTCGCATTGTTTGACTGAAACCATCCATAGCTCGATCCCCCAACGGGAGTCGCAATATACACCGTCCATACATCAGGAGTCGTAACGGTTTGCGAGGATGCCATATACACCGATGTCCCCGCCACCGCACCAGTCGACGTAAGCGCCAACGATATTGTGTTCGCGTCTACCGGGATCACATACCATGTCGATCCCATTGTGAGCAAGTTCGCCGTTCCAACCACCGCACTCGAATAATACAGCGCCTTGTTCCCGGTCGTTGACGAGATCGACACCATTAGCCCCGTCGGATACCCATGGGCCGGAATTTTAATCGTCGTTCCCGTGAGCGTATACGAACTCGCCGAGCCTCCATACATGATTCCCGTCGATACGGCTGTTACAGCGGAACTTGACACAAGCGGACTTAAGAGAAGTGCCGTACTAGATGAACTAAATGTCGCGTAGTTCCCAACAACGCCAACGGCCGACGCTGTCGTATAAACAACCCCTGCCCGCTCGGTCGATGTGACGATGGTAAATGAACTGTTGATCGCCGCGTAAATGCTCTGCGCCGTACCAACTACCGTCGCTTTCGGATACCAATGCGTGTTGGCCGTTAGGCACGTCCCGTTAATGCAAAATACCGCATTGTCTAGGCCTCCCGTCATGGTCGCTCCAGACGTTGATATCGCCAGAGCATTCGACGACGCCAATGCATAGTTCCCGGCCAAACCCGCCACTGTTGCCGTTGCATATACTACACCACACCCGTTGGCTATCGTGCATGGAAATGATGCCGTCGACGTCACGAGCGTCGTCGCCGATGAGTTGTAAATCACCTGCGACAAATTCTGCGCCATCGCCGCCGTAGATGCCCCAATCGTAAAATCACTCCCAGCAACGTACTTATACCCACCAATCGTTACCGTTACTGGATTTATCCCTCCCGCAAATGCCGCCGACGATATCGCCGTCGAACTCGTGGAAGTTACAGACCAACTATTCCCAAATGTGCCGGAACTAATCGCTGAAATTGTTAGAACCGTTGAGGATGTGTTGACCTGCGCCATTATGCCCGTCGAACTCGACGATAGGTTGATGGTATCCCTCAAATTAACCGCCATCACCGTAGGACCAGATCCTTGAGCAACATTCGCCCCAACCGTGTAGTCCTGATTGCCCGGAGGACCCGTAACGTGAATCTGCGCCCCTAACACGTTCGATGAAATAACAACCGTCCCTAAACTCACCGCACCCGCCGCAGCCGTCACGGACACCATCGTCAATTGACCGGTGGCCGCAGCCGTCGAGAGCGCCGTCGGATTCACCACCGTCATCGTAAACGCGGACGCTCGCCCATCGCTGAACGTCGAACTCGCATAATTCCCCGAAGATGTCAGAATCTGCACCGAGGCGTAATCTATATTCTTGTCATCCAAATTAATTCGGTACCCCGTTGTTGAAGAGGCAACCCCCAACCCCGCATTGGAATCCGTCATCGGGCCATCATACGTCACCGAAGTCCCGGCCTGGACTATAGACCCCACCCCAACAATCAAAGCCAGCACTTTCAGTAATCGTTTCATCTCAGTGAGCCTCCTGAACGTAGTCGCCTGTCTTATTTACTTGGTAAAATTCTGTGTCCTTCGCCTTGATCGCCGCCATCGTCACTGTCCCGTTCCCAACCTTCGCCGTGGTCGCTATCACGACCTTCCCCGTCTGCTTCATCACGTTCCATCTCCGCAAAATCATCGGTCCCTCCCACACGTCGGACATTTACCGGGGTTCGCATTCACGGCATCTCCCTCCACTTGCCCCTGCGCCGCCTCTATCCTCTGACCCTCATACGCTTCTTCCTGCTGCTCTTTATCTTCGGGTCCCATTGGACACCTCCTTCCCACTCATATCCTGATGCCGCACCACTCGATGCACCCCATCTATAATGTCTACCTCCGGCTCACAATAACAGTCCGTCGGCCTCCCAAATACATGCCCCCACTCGTCACTCTCCACCATCACGTGATGCCAAATGACCTTCACGATACTACCTCAAATATGCTTTTTGTTTTTTTCGGACCAGAAGAGGGATGGGTAGTACTCCCCTCCCCTACGCCGGCCCCCCCTACCCCTACCTCCGGCGTCGAAGACGCAAGCCCCCCCCTCTTCATAGCGTAGTACCGCTCTACCATTGCCCTGGTCCCGTCGACAGTCATTGGGTTAGTATCCCCCATAGGGCATGGGCCGAATGTCACGCTCTGCCTATTCATCGTCGATAACTTCTGATAACGAGCATTATATTACTTATTATCCGTCTCAGTTGATCCGTTACTATCGAGCGTAGTTAGCAGCGCTTGCTTGCGCTCTTGCGCTTGCGATACTAGGCGCTCTATGTTCATGGCTATGTCAACAACGTTGACGATAGGCCTATTGAGTCCTTCCATGTCACGCGCTGCTTGCACGGCAAGAGATGCCATGCCCATAAGCTGGTAGGCGCTACTAACCTCTAGTTTTTCAAGCGTGATATTCTCTTGTGAGGCACGCGCAAGGCCATAGAAATTCCCTACCAGTTGCTTTTTACATTGCTCAACATCTAGTAAATTTGATGGGCATTGCCGTTTTATGGCAATGACTGTAGGCTGTGACATGCCGGAAGCCTTAGCGACAGCGCGAATAGATAGGCCAGATTCGAATAGAGATTTAACCCAAACTTGTTTAGCATAAGGTGTTCTGCTCAAGCTTGTAGTCTGAGGCACGCCATAGATTTAACATATATTGATTGAAAATGCAAATGGCCCATATATTGCACTGTAGGATTCGATTCTAGGCCCATAAAATTTTCTGGCCGATGTTTTATACCTGTAACCTTATCACATGCGTAGGTTACAAAACAGGCTACAAATCTTCCGTGTATGTTCCTTATGTATCCTATGTATCCTATATGTACTCTATATAGTAAATAGATAGTGATAGTGTACCGTATGCCCCCCCCCCTTGTAAATACTATATGCCCCCCCTTTTTTATGGCTACATGAGGCTACAGGCTACAAATTTATATCACATGATATGCCCTAAAGTCCCGACTACCCCATTAGACCCATGAGCATTACCCCGAAAGGCCCATGTCTGGGTCTAAAGGCTAAATCGTATCACATGACTAAATAGTTGTTGACATGTATCATATGTTCTGTTATCATATGAGTAGTCAGATAGTGACAGTCAGATGATAATGAGGGGGAAATAAAAATGAATAATAATTGTCGCGGTCATAGATCAGGGCATGGAGCGAATAAATATAAGTGTTCATCGTTAGCCTGTTTATCAGGTAAGCAATGGATGAAATATTTAGAGCGCGAACTAAAAAAAACAGAGCACGGGATGGATGGACTCTGTCAGGTCAATGGGCAATGGCGTAGCGAACATCTGGACATTTCACAGGCTGCCTAACATGACTCTTGGACAACTCATCATCGAGACGATCGGCGCCCTCGCCATGGATCCGGAATCATCACTGCGGCATCTCGTGGTAAACGCGCTCATGAAATACCAGCTAATCAGTTACCGAGAATCACAAGCAATAAAACAGGGGGAACGAAAATGAAAAACCGATACATGGTTGAAATGTGGAAAGACGGGATCGGAGTTGAAGCAGAGGATTTTGTTTGGTATCACGCAAAACCGAAAGACGCGAAAGAGTGGGCGCGCGCCTATGCTAAGAAAATCGGCGCTCAGGCTTTCATTGTGCTAGACGTTTTCAATACCGGACACTATCGCACCATACACTCAGAAAATGTTAATGCCTAACCCCACAACCCCACAGGAGGATACGACGATGATCCGATACGGTGTAAAACAATCAAAGAAATTCTCAGTCCCAACATGGAAAGGATACGAGGAAATGGTTAACGATAATGGGCTTGTACTCTATCGAATATATCGTGAAGTAAATTTTACTCGACCAGAAGACGCTCTAGACAATATCAAGCGTTACGGCGAACTATCGAAGCAGGTGGACTAGCATGATCCACCAATTGAAAACATTGCCTGAATACTTCAAACACTCTTGGGCAGGATGGAAGACATTCGAGATACGAGCAAATGACCGTAAGTTTGAGGTCGGAGACGAGGTTGTTCTATCGGAGACAATCGAGGGGACAGACGACCGATACATGAACCGTACTATCAAGGGTATTATCACTTACCTTACCGACTTCAAACAGCAAGACGGTTATGTGGTCTTCAGCTACAAAGAAATCGGGAGGTGGCCTAGCAATGGTTAAACCTTTCGCCTATCTTAACGAAACCATCATAGCCCTGGAAGCAGATAACGCTGATCTTCTAGAGGCCCTGAAAAAGATCGTAAAAGACGGATGCGGAGCCATTAACTATAGAGGGTCTATTGTCGAAACATTCTGTACGAGAACAGCTAGGGAGGCCATTGCAAAAGCACGTAACGCCGCCCCCGGCGGCCGCTAGCACAAGCCAAAACCAAGGAGACAACGCCATGAACATATCAGAAACAGTCAAAGAGTTACGAAATGCCGATATGCGCGAGGACATCAAAAACCTAGTCAAGGCTTGCCGCCATAGCATCGGCACAAAGTACACGAATCGCAAAGGCCAAGCTTGCGAGGTAGTCGATGTCCTTCTAACGTTCAACGCCACTGGCGAATGGACCGATACAAAATACGTTGTAGCCCATAAGTTTATGGGGCAAGACATTATTGAAAAAGACGTTAACGAAACGACCATAGCCCGACGATTATTCTATGGAGGTAAATAGCCATGCCCGAAACACCAACACCTAGAGTTAAATGTCGAAAATGCCGTACCTGTTTCGACGGGACTATTGAACTTTGCGAATCCCATTCCAAGGCCGTTAATGATCATGAAACATTGCTTGAATTGGCAAAACTTGGAATGAGGTTGATTGACGATCCGCAATTAAGAGGCGAGGCGCAGGAAGTCATTATTAGATCGGACCAAGGGAGACTAAAATGCTAAACGAAAAAGAAGCGACGCCCCACAGCCCGACGCCGACGCCGTGGACCGCCGAAGGAATGGCTGTTTATGCAGGTGACACAAAAATAGCCCAAGGATTAGACAAGGGCGCAAGAGAATTGTGGTGCAGTCACATCGTCAGAGATGAGCTTGAGCAGTTTCTCCCCGTCGAAAAAGAAGCGATAGCCAACGCCGCCTACATCGTCCGCGCCGTCAACGCCTACGCGCCGATGGTGGAAGCGTTGAAAGAAGCCCAGAAAATTATTGGCACAGCCCGTCAGTATTTCCCGAAGTCAATCAAAAATGCCGACACATTCAGCCTTGAAAACACATGCGCCGGAATCGGTAAAGCTATTGTACTCGCGGAGGGTGACTAACATGAAAAATCAACCGACGCACACGCCGATCTGTACGCTTGTTGAATGTTTCTGCGGTAAGCATCCCGAAATCAAGCCCGTCGGACGATACATGATCAAATGCTCCGAGTGCCGATGCACGATGGGATATACCGACGATGTGAAAGAATCGTATCAGGGCGGTACGTGCAAGGAATGCTGGATCAATCAGGGAGGTAAATAGTCATCAATCATATACACCGATGGATGAGCAGGGGATCAACGGGGACTCTCTTTGAGAGATGGGAAATATATTATTGCACCGTCGATGGATGCAATGCAGAAAAAAAAGAACGGGAGGTCTAGACCATGGAACACGATTGCGATTGCGATGGAACCCGAATAAAGGCAAAGAAAATAACCCACACGCCGACGCCGTGGCATATTGCAAATAATATGGACGTTGATATTTACGGTGACACAGGTTTCAGAATTGCCGTTATGAAAGGCGGTGAAATCATGCGTGACGAAGCCAACGCCGCCTACATCGTCCGCGCCGTCAACGCCTACGCGCCGATGGTGGAAGCGTTGAAAGCCGCCGTTAAACTAATGGAGAGTAAAGAGACGGCATGGGCATTTCATGAGGATGTATTTATCCAGATGAGAGAAGCCCTCCGCGCCGCCGAAGGGAAGGGGGAGTAATATGAAAACTTCACACTGGATACTATTGATGCTCGCCATACTTGTCTTTGGTATTCAGCTCGGAATAGCTCATGGTCGTGAGATGGGACGGCAAGAAATACTGCAATCGTTTTGATGGGCCGAGAGCCTTGATTCTGAGTCTCGGATTAAATGATGGGGGAAAATAAAATGAAAACGGTTACGAAACAGCAAGAGAGCATAGAAGCGTTACGGTTACAAATAAAGCCGGGCGATATTATATGGAAAACGGTTAGGCACGTTTCGCGCTCTGGAATGTATCGGGCCATTGACGCCTATGTGATACATGACAGCGAAATGTTGCGGTACTCCTGGGCGATTGCAAACGCTATTGGTGCGCGGTATGACAAAAATCACGAGGCAATAGGAATGTCCGGCTGCGGGATGGATATGAGGTTTGAAGTTGTCTATCTGCTTGGGCAAGCGTTATTCCCCGAGGGATTTGAATGTGTAGGCGATAAATGCCCAAGCAACGATCATTCGAATGGTGACAGAGATAGGACGCCGCACCACCATGAATCGGGTGGTTATGCGCTTATCAATAGGAGTTTCTAAAATGCCAATACCAGTGATCGCCTTAATAGTAGCAGGAGTGATGTCGGTGTTCTGGCCGGCGCCGACGGTGACAGAGAGATTGAAGGGACCGCCGCATGGACATATAACGGGCGCTGTGTTTCAACCGGATAGGCCGGCGCCGGCTCCAGCTTGCCCTAAAGGGGGGCTATGCAATGACTAGCGAACCATGCATAGACTGCGGTGAACCAAACTACTTGGCTGATATATTCCCGTATTGCCCTGCCTGTCTATTGAGACACGAACGCGAAAAGAGGGCCGCATGATTCCTCACGATCATCGAATAGAATGTATGAAATGCGGCATGGTTATAACGGACATTCGGGATTGCACTTGTGACCAGTATCGGGAGATTCGCCGAAAGTGTGGGTATTGCCGGGAACAGGATGACTACGAACGGACGGAGAGACAGAGGAACGGGTAACAATTCGCCCCTGGGTTGGGTTCCCCCTCGCCCAGGGGCCTATTTATCGCCGCAAGCCCCGCGCGTGGGTGCGCGAGGTGCTAAGTAAAAGATACGGACATTTCAAAATAATCGCCTCTGGGCGAGATTGGGGGTTTTAAATGAATGGGGGGACGTGGCATTGCTTGAACAGACGAAAAAAAGGATGGTGGAATTCATTATGGATAAAACTATGGTACTGGTTACATTAGCGCAGTATATCAACGGTCAGGGATCGGTCGCTAAGGCGTCACGGTCGCTCGGGGTAAGTCGTCAAACTATGGACCGTTGGCGCCTTGGTAAGTTTAAACCGTCGCAGGCGATGATTCGGCTGGCGAAACAAGAGGGGATTGATTTGCTTGCGTCTCTTGCGCCGGATACCACAGCTTCAACATCGTAAAACCGCGACGGACGTTTTTCCGTTCCCATCCGAAATGACGCAGGATCGCACCGATACGGCGCTGATCCTGTTTGTTGATATCGGATTTACTAAATCCCATGCTTGAGGCTAAATCCATAAGGCTAATTTCATTTTTTCCGACCATGTATTCCTGGATGACGTTCTCCCATTCGTCATATTCACGACGGTCCTCCTGCTGCTCCCATGTGGCTTCTGATGGCATGAGATACCAAGGATCACCGGCGATATATTGCGTCACAGCTTCCGCGAATAGTTGATCACGGTCAGACCGGATACGATCAATATCAATAGATCCGCACGTCATAGGCCAAAACCGCCTAGCCCCTGTATTGTCTCGAAGATAATGTTGCTCGTTGGTGGTTCCAACAAAAACGGATTGTCTGGGGTGGTCCTGAGAAGATCTGCCATACGGCGCCCGATAACGATCAGTGCGGCAGGTGATAACCTTCTTGATCCTGGTCGTGTCGGCGCGAGAGAACGAATCAAGATCGGCTATTTCTATAATGAGTTTCCCTGCTAGAGCGACAAAGAAATCCTTTGACGTTAGTTCCTCGGATGCTTCCATATACCACTTGCCGCCAATCGCTTCCAGGGCTTTGGACTTGTAGATACCCTGCTTGCCTTCCAAAATAACCATATTGTCTAGCTGACATCCAGGCTTATAGACACGCGCCACCATGCCCACCCAGAAATTAAATCCGACGGCATGATGATATAGAGTCTGCGGAGTTCCAAAATAATCAGGAAAGAATTTAGCAATACGTTCCTTGCCATCCCATCGTAAGTGAGACATCCAATCCCTTGGCTCATTACGCCGGCATTGATGGCCCCGGCATTGAATGGCTTCCGATACGGTCGCTGTCCGTAGTCTCGGCAATCCGTACTCGTGCTGTAGAAGAACGGAGAGATTGATATCGTCGATATCTCCCCATTCGGATTTGTTGGCCTTAAAATAGCGCCCATAAAACTCGTCATACGAAACCATGTCCCTAAATTTCGGCCAATGCGAGAGTAAACGGACTATGTTATCGACGTTATAAATAACGCCTGATTTATTCTGGGCAAGACCGCATGTGTCCCATATCTGCTGAATGTCGGGAGTAATAGGATCGGGGGCTTCGTTTGTTTCAAGGGAAATAGCGGTAGGGAATTCACCGCGTCCAAAGATCATCATGGACGCCTTCGCCCACTCCGCTATCTGGGGCCAAGTCAATTTATCCCTCTGGACGGCTGCGGTGATATTCCACCCGTGGGGCTTGCCGTTGGGTACGATCATCTTGATTTCGGATGCGATATCGTTGATCTTGGCGCCGAACTCACGGAAAGCGGTACGGGATTCCTCGGTAGCATCAGGCCACAGGATCACCTTCAGACCCTGGAACGTCGCTGGATCGAACCCGTTAGCGGGCCGGCAAGCTATGGAGTATCCGGTAGCGATAGACGCAGACTCTACGGCTCCTGATTCGACAACTATGAGGGGTTTATTTTCAGACATTAAAATCCTCAACCTTTCGGGCAATAATTCCGATTCCGCCGAGACGACGGACGACCTGGATAAATGATTCCTGGCCTGGAGACGTGCGGCCCTTGGACGTTTTGACTTCTACCGCGATGAACCTACCATCCTTACTTATCCCAATTAGATCAGAACTTCCAGGGCATAATCCAAACCTGAGTTTCGGATCGTTGCAGAAACCAACATTATTACGCCAGAGCCTATGCCCTAGTTCGGACGCGCGAAACTGGATCTGCCGCATTAAATCGATTTCAGACATTCGCAGATACACTCCTTATCGGAACATTTGTCGTGAGGATGTATCCCCCAGGCCAGTTTTTCAAGGCAGGAGGGGCACATCATCCGTGGACCTTCTTCATCTGTCGCCCCTTAAAAACAAAATACGCCCAAGCTCTTGGATTTTTGTAGCCCCTGGATTTCCCAATTTCGTATAGCTCTTGCATCGACTGAGCCATTCCCTGTTCCCGTCGAACTATTTTACGTGTCGTTTCGCGCTGTATTTCTTCAAGCTCCCCTTCAACTTGCCTGACTTCGCGCGGCTTAATAGGGAACTGAGTTCCGCAGTACTTACACGTCGGAGCCCCGGAGGGTTGCGCGGCGAAACAAGAGGGGCAGATTCTAACGGTTTCTCCAGGCCCTCCCTCTTTCCGAGGTCGTCCGGCGTGTCCTTCAAGGGACCATTGGCGGTCGTCGTCTGGGAGTCCATGGCGCGACCAATTGCCAACATGGTCGAGTAAGATAGCTTCTTTTTTACCTGGCGCTGGACGTAACGCTCTCCCCACCTGCTGAAGGAAGAGCCCTGTACTGGCAGTCGCTCGAAGGAGCACAACGCATTCAATCCCAGGAACGTCCACGCCTTCCCCAAAAATTTCAACGGACGTAATAATTTGCAAGCCATCTTCTTTGAATCGTCGCATCGCCTCATCACGCACCCCCGAGTCAGTCTCACCATCTACGTGCATGGCCTTGTACCCCGCCGAGCAAAATTCTTCTGCCACTCTCTGACTGTGTTTGATCGTCGGACAAAATACGAGAGTTTTTTTACCATCGGCGTATTTACGATAGTGCGTAATGACATCGCCGATGATGGCCGGCTTGTTCATTATTGCTTCAAGCTCTGATCGTACGTAGTCTCCCATGCGCGTATGAACGCCGCCGATATTGACCTTCATCGGGGCATACAGCTTATAAGGAGAGAGATAGCCTTGCTCGATGAGAGCCTGGACGCTTGGACCGTGAATCATTTCTTTGAAGAACGCTTGGAGTCCTTGGCCGTCGAGTCGTTCGGGAGTTGCTGTGAGTCCAATGTGAAACGAATCAGGGAAACTTTTAAAAAGGCTTGACCAGGATCCAGCTGCAAGGTGATGGCATTCGTCCCACACAATAAGTCTTGGAGGTCCGAGTCTTCCAGCTCGTTTAACCAAAGTCTGAATTGAGCCGATTTGAACGAGGTGTCTACGATCCTCAAAAAATCCCGCTGAGATAATGCCATGTTTTAAACCCTCCAATGCAAACGCTGATGTTGACTGTTTGATGAGTTCCCGGCGATGAACTATGAACAGCGACCGCATCCCTTTGCCGGCGGCGGTATGGAGCATGTGGGCGGTTAAGGCTGTCTTGCCACTCCCACAGGGTGCAGTATATAGGATCGACTTGCAGCCCTGGGCCATGAGTGATCGCATTTGATTTATGGCGTCGGTTTGGTAGGGACGAAGTTGAAGCACCAGCCCATAGTACAAATCGCTTGCCATGCGGTCAAGACATTTTGTATACATTCTTCAAGGAGATAAAAATGAATAAGAAAAAGAACCCCAAGTTGCGCCAGTTCAACGTCAGAGTGTCGAGAGATGAGTTCGACCGTCTGAGATCCGACGCAGATGAGAGGGATTTATCCATCTCAGCTTATGTGCGAATCATTCTGAAGTTTACGATGTATCCTGAGACGGTGAATAATATCTCTTGACAGTTTGTATACATATTTCCTAGGATGACCCCATGATCGAAACCATCCAGCCGCGAGACGAGAAGCATTGGTTAGAACTGAGAAAGTTCGACGTAACAAGTACGGAGGTCGCGGCGTTATTCAACGCCTCGCCCTATTGCACCCTGTTTGAGCTTTGGCATCGCAAGCACGATAACCTTGAAGTCGATTTCAAGATGAATGATCGCGTGGTATGGGGTTCTCGTTTACAGGACGCCATAGCCGCCGGTATTGCTGAGGACCAGAAGTGGTCTATAAGGAAGATGACGGAATACGTGCGCGACTCCGAACTGCGGCTAGGGGCATCGTTTGATTTCGCCGTGGAGTCTGACGGCATCCTTGAAGTGAAGAACGTAGACTCGTTGGCGTTTCGCGATGGATGGATAGTTGACGGCGATAACGTGGAAGCACCGTTGCACATAGAAATACAGGTTCAAGTTCAACTAATGCTGTCGGGGCGCAAGTGGAATACCATCGGGGCCTTGATCGGGGGGAATCGTGTCGTCATTATTAAACGAGAACCAGATCAGAAAGTCGTTGCGGCGATTCGCAAGAGAGTTGCGGAGTTCTGGGATTCGGTTAAAAATAACAGAGAGCCGAAACCAGACTTTGCTCGGGACTCTGATATTATTCAGCGGCTCTATTCTTTTGCCGAACCTGGCAAAATTTTCAACGCTGACGAAAGAGTCTCTAAACTCGCCTTCGTCTACAAGCAAGCTGCCAAGGAAGCCAAAGAAGCCGACGAGAAAAAATCAGCCGCAAAAGCCGAAATCCTGACCTTGGTCGGTTCTGCCGAGAAGGTATTGGGAGAGACTTTCACTATCTCAGCCGGATTGACCGGACCAACCAGGATCGAAGCCTATGAGCGTAAGGGATTCAGGAATTTCAAAATATCATGGAAGAAATGACCCCATGCCGCAAGCCGGACGGGAGGAAGGGACGATGAAGCATGAGCGTTGTGAATGCCATGAATGTACGCAAGCAAGGGCCGGAATGCAAAACCCATTCTTGAATTACATACAAGAATCCAGACGATGCCCCGAGTGTATAGCTAAAATTAATAATTGCACTACGCCTGGGAGTATTATCGAAGTACATGAAGGATGTATCCGATGACCTCCGCCTCCCCGCTGAAACCATGAACGACGATAGAATCTTGTGGCTAATAGCAGGAATTTTAGTTGTCATAGCGTGGACGCTATTGGATATTAAATATGCCATTCCCCCGCTAAGGCCATGACGATGAAACCAAGAAAAGGAGACCGACTGAAAGGCCCCAACGGAAACGTCGTAACCGTCGTTCGCGCCATGCCGCCTCATCAGTACGTTGTCATCGGCCCCAATGGGAAGCTGTCAACCGTCAGCGAAGTCTATCTTACGTCGGGTTGGAAACGAGTTGACACCACCGTACACAATTTCAAAATCAGTTGGAAAAAAGATGGACAGAAGAACGCTTAGGCCAATAGGGGTATTTGGAGGGTGCGCTCATTACGATGTCTATATTCGAGAACACCGTGATGATGAAAAGTATGAAACTAAAATTATTTCTCTTAGCGTCGAGGAAATAAAGGTGTTGCAGAAAGATTTGGAAGAATCGTTGCGACTTATAAAAGGAGATTAACATGCCAACCGAAGTCAAAAAGATATCCCCCCAAGACGAAGTGTGTATGGCCTTAACGGCCGCTGAACCAACGTTCAAAATGTCTTTGCCACCACAGATCCCAAGCACCAAGTTCATTCGGGTAGCGCAGACCGCTATCAGGCAGACGCCAGCATTGGCCGGCCTGGACCGCCAGAGCCTCTATGCTGCCTTCCATAAGTGTGCTGCCGATGGCCTCTTGCCTGATGGCCGGGAAGCCGCGATCGTTCCTTTCGGACAGACGGCGACTTATATGCCTATGATCCAGGGAATTTGCAAGAAGGCCCGAAACTCTGGCGAGATCAAGACGATCAATGCCCAGATCGTCTACAAGAACGACGCCTATGAGCATTGGATTGACGAGTCAGGAGAACATTTTAAGCATGTTCCTACCCGCGAAGAAAAAGGAGAAGCTATTTTGGCCTATGCGTTCTGCGAAACAAAGGATGGCGGAATCTTCTTTGAAGAACTCAGTATGCAGGATATTGCTTCTATAGAAAAAATGTCGAAGGGATCTCTATGGAAAGGACCATGGCGTACCGAGATGATGCGCAAGTCCGCGATCCGGCGCCTCTTAAAATATCGTGTTCCATCGAGCACAGACATTGACGAGGTGATCCGTGAGAACGATGATCCCTTAGATCCACCACCTCCCGCTAAAACGGCCGAGACAACTTCATCCAGACTCAGAGATGCGGTTCAGACGACGGTTGAAGTGCCTGACAACTCCGATGATGTAGCAGCCAGGGAAGACAATCTTCCTCTATGAACCCCTTCAATAAACATAAACACGAATGGTTCTATCTGACTCGTGGCATGGGCGAAATGCCGAAGAGGAATACTCCCGAACCCTTGCGCGTAGCAGGGCATATCTGTAAATGCCCTTGCGGTGCAAAGATGCTATTTCCGGACGATCCTAAACTTAGACCGGTGGAGGTTGAGTGACTACCGAATTGGAATGGATTATGCAGAAACGTGCAGAACTCAGACGCGCTAAGAAGCGGGAATTTGATCCGCGTATGCCTCATCCAGACACATGGGACCAGGCAAGGTTTATCCAGATCATCGGAGATCGAGATAGAGAGATACGACGACTTAAGACAAAACTACAGGTGAAGGTATGATCGCTGAGGGATTTTTGATTTGTGCGTTGGCGTTGCCTGTTGCTTCTGAGAGAGGAAATTCTCCAATACCTTCAGAGAGTTTTGTTGTTATTGAACAACTACTGCAAATACCAAGCGATGATGAAGCGTGGAGGAAAGTATCTAAATACATGGCCGCGACAGCAAAGCGCATGAAGGTCGATTACCAGGACATTTCAGACATTGTGAATGATTCTTGCCTCGCCCTATTGGGCCAACTTCAAAAAGGTGTTTGTCCAACTTTCGTTAAAGGCTATATCAACGGGATCGTGAAACACATGGCATTTAATAGCTTCAATAAAAACAAAACAGAACCTCTCGGAGAGACTCAATATAAAGACACTAAAATATCAATCTTTGACAAAACATCGCGCAACGAAACTTTGGAAATTATCGGAAAGATCCTCTCCGCCATGAGCGATCCTCGGAGAACTGTTGTGCGGATGCACCTTAAGGAAATTCAGGCAGAAATCATCATGGAAAAACTCAATATCACAGCAACACAATATCGACTTCATTTGAGTCGGGGACTTGATGAGCTGGAAGAGAAAACAAAAAGAAAGTTGAAGTGGTCAGCATGACGACTCTTGGAATATGGATTGCAGGATTCGCTTTTGGGATTGCCGTTGGAATAGCGATAGGGTATAGGGGGATCAAATGAAAACTGTATTGTTTATTGCCGTTGCACTGATTACGTTTAGTGTGGTGTTAGCGTTCGCTAGTTGTCCGAAAGGATGTGAAGAACACCAGGGAACTTGTGCTTGCGACCAAGCCCCGGCTGAATTCGCCCCTAGCGTCGTTCCGTCAAATGAGAAGCCGCCAAGGTCAGGGCAGTTGTCCCAGGATGCGGTAGAGGCGTCTACGCAAGCAAGTCTCACGTATCAAGACGCCCAGCACGACCAGGAGATCAAGGACGCGGATACGGCTGGTAAGACGGCGGCGGGAATCAAATGAACAAAGACCAATTCGCCTATTTGAATGAAAACATCGTCTCCCTGGAATCCGAGCGCGACCGTTGGTACAAACAGGCGCATGAATCAGAGCAACGGTATTTGAACGCATCGGCTGAGTGCGACCGATTGAAGGCGGAGTTGGAAAAGCTGAGTTGCCCACATTGTGGATCAGATGTGGACGGAAAGAATTGGAAGGCCCTTGCCGAGAAGATGCGGGAGGCGTCACGCATAGGCATGGAGTGGGTTTTACTTGGCAATCATGATGAGGCCCCAGGATGGATAGAAGCACGAGATTCGTTCGAGAGAGCCCTCGCCTTGTTCGACGCGAAAGGGGATATGAAATGACGACTATTGAGCAACGGTTTTTTGCGAAAGTAATTAAAACTCCAAAGTGTTGGTCTTGGATTGGGGCAAAAGGGAGTAACGGCTACGGTCAGATGCAGATGGGTCCAAGAAAACAGCAAGCGCATCGCATTGCGTATGAATTGTTTGTAGGACCTATCCCCGAAGGTTTAACGATTGACCATATTTGCCGATTCAAGGACTGTGTAAATCCTTCCCATTTGCGAACCATGACGATGCTCGAAAACGTAATGGATGGATGCGTCAATGCCAAGAAAGATCATTGTCCGCAAGGCCACAAATACGACGAAACCAACACGATACGCTACCGGACGTTCCGCTATTGCCGGGAGTGTAAACGCGCGAAGGATAAGGCGCATCATCTGAAATATCGTGATCGGATTCTTGCCCGAAAAAGAGAAGCCTGGCGCAAGGCGGCGGGGAAATGATTGTCCTTTGCGTCTTTGTTTTGTCATTTGGCATTGCTTTGCTAGCGATCATGAATTTAATCTATTTGGCATTGAAGGACATCGCCATTACGTTACGGGCCAGGGCGTCAGGGAGGGACAAATGATCGACGAAAAGAAGCTGGCGGAATGGCAGAGCCGATATGAAGGTTGCTATGACGAAATGGATAGAAACTCTTTTGATGAAATCATGGACACCCTCTCAGCGCTCTGGAAGGAAAACGCGGAGTTGAAACATCAGGGCAAAGTAAACGTGGAATTATTCGACGAGGTGAAGCGACAACGGCTAGAGATCGAAGAGTTGAAGCGACAGGCCGAGGAGTGCGGATGCTGGCAAGGACATGGCCGAGGTTCAAGATGCGCCAAGCTCGAAGCCGTCGCCAGGGCGGCGGAAGGATTAAGTCATGGTGTCGATTGGAACAAAGGGACTCACGCCATAATACACGGCTATCGTAAACAGTTGCTGGAAGCCCTCGCCGCTATCAAGGACAAGCCATGACCGCCAACGAACTCTATCATAAGTGGATGAAGCAATGGGGTTCCTGCATCGGGGAGTATGAAGAGGAGGTCGTCAAAGACATCGAAGATTTTTGTACAGAAAGAACATTACTGCTTGAAGGGGTCTTATCATCTTACAAGGCGTTCAAGGATGGGATTGAGAAACTATTCTAATGTGCGATTGCCGATATTGCCATGAGATCATGGTTATGGCTGTCATGAAAAGGAGACAGGATGAAGCGTTGCGTAAGGCACAATCCGCCAACCAAGAAACCCAAACGCCTCCAATTCAAGGCGGAGAAGTACCTACACCGCCAAGGGACGAGTAAAGCCGTTCAGGCCAGACTGGATCGGTTCTTTAAGGCGTAACGGGTTGCTGTGCTACTACGGGTCCGCCCGCAAACGAGTAGCTAAACGAAATACCCGCTCCGGCCTTCCCTTGTGCTGAAACCCATCTTCCGAAGACGTTCACATGTGCGGACTTATACTGGCTAAGAGTCGGAATCACGCGAAGGATGTCTAAGCCGCCGGCCACGTAAGGCTCAATTGTGGCGTCATGCGTCTGCCAGGGTGCCACGGCGCCAAGCTGGATGGCGAATAGACCTTTAGGGTCAGTCCAGACAGGCAGAGACAGACCGCCAATGGCCTGTTTGACGATTCCGTCATACCCAATAAGAGCTTCTGTTGCCTGGAGAGGAAGTCCGATTGTTCCGATCGGTGTCTGCCAAGTGATATCCGCATAAACCCTTGAAACACTTTGTAAGACCGCTAAGATCGCTATAACTGCTATGGCTAAGATGAAGATTGGCAAACGCATTTTCATTTAATCTCCTTTAGTGCTTAATTGACATCGCCCATCCGAGAAAGGCGAATACTGCTAAAATCCCCACAACGCATCCAATGATGATTCCGAGAAAAACAATCATTGGTTCTTTCGTCTATATTCTCTGACCCATCGAATGACGGCTCCCACCGAAAACATCGTTCCCAACGTAGCAACAAGAGCGATCATGGCTTAGGTGGATCTTCTACCCGTCTTTGTTCCAGGGCAGGATTACCGCTTTGAGGCGCTCCTGTTACTGCAGCCGCCGTATGATGCTGGATCCCTGTAAACAGGGCCATAATTGACCCAGAACAAGCCACAAGTGCCCAGGCACCCAAAGTATCCAGGTCAATGGAAATACAGTGTCCTGCGCCATCCCATGTAATTCCAAGGCTATTTAGAAGCCCCTGGTGAGCTGCCATGATGCCAAGTCCGGCCGCGATAGCCCCTTTAATGAGCGACGGCCCCATTTTCTTTATCGCGACCTCAATGATCCATTCCTTGAAGTTATTCATTCAGTCTCCTTAAAATCTGGTAGGGAGTGGCGTCCATGGGCGCACTCCCTTTGTTTCTACATCCGGTGAGCAACCCAAACAACGACAGCAACAGCTCCAACGATCGCCAGAACCAGGAACAGAAAACCGCTTTCGTCATTCATCTTCTTAGTTATCCAGTTCATTGATTTATCCTCACAATCGGATGATTCCATCCGAAACTAGGTCCTCCAAACGATCCGAATAGAATACTAATCAGCCACAAACACGCCACCACAATGATGAATACACGAATGATCTGAGCCATCGGTGCGGGAATGAATGGAAGATTAGCAAGAGCCCACAAGAATAACCCAACAACCAGGGCGACAACAATAACGCTTACAATCAAGTTAAGCATAAGACTCCTTTTGGCCCCCTACCACGAGCAGGGCCACGTTCTACAGTTTAGGCGTTCGCTTTCGTATCTGCATCCACCAATTGCTGAGCACCGGTCGTCAAAGACGCCAAGTGCGACTGGATCGCCGTGATCTGTGCTGTGAGATCTGCCGGCGTTCCGCCCGCTTGAATCTTCGCCAAGAGTGCATCCACGTCTGCCGCGATCTTCGTGATCGAGGCCATGACCGTTGTCAATTCCACATCTTCCGCCGTGATGGCGGCATTTAAGTCGTCGATTTGTGCCATGAGGTTATTCTCCTTTTCTGCTATTGCGTCGAGCGTATGCTCAATCGCTTCCAACTTCTTCCTGAAATAGTCGAACGTCCAATTGTCGCACATATTAATGTCCTCCAAGAACTATCGGAGTCGAAAAGAACTGCTGATAAATCGCATCGCGTAAAACAGCTAAAACGCGGTTACACGTAGGCTGGTCAATATCGACGTGGTTGGTCGTTGTCCCGAACTGCATGTCAAACATCGTGACGCTAGAGCAATTGACCGCGTAGTAATCGACTTTGCCTAGGTCGTTCCACCTTTCCGAGTCCCGGCCGTCAGCCCATCCGTAGACATAATCGTTTGAACTTACTGCGACCAGGGATCGGAGCAAATCCTGTTGGGTGAGTGGCGGTGAATAAGTCGGATTCGGACCGAATAGGGTGAGTTGATAGGTATGGGAAGCGAGCGGGTTCTTAAACACGGAAGCCGTAAACTGCGCCGTAGTGGCCGCGATAAAAGACTCTTCAAAACCCGGCGCACTCGCTGTCGAGATTCGTACCACGGTATAGCCGGCACAAGGAACCGCTTGTATCCATGCAAGAACCAGAGCCGCAAGCGCATATCGGAGTGATTTGAGCAAGGGCATTCTGGTTCGCCGCATGGGTGACTCCTTTTGTTGTACTGATAGTGAACGTCTTTGTCGTGCCCGCATCGACACTTCATCTACGTTTATGCTTACGACGATCTTCGACTTCCTTTTCACAACCAACACAAAATCGTGTTACCGATGCGACACAAACTCTATTGGCCCCACACTCACATTTTGTCCATGGGTCAGACTCCCAACAGCTTTCAGGACACTTCCCTAGGATCTTTAAACCGGAGATAGGGCAATGGTCATGTATGCGTTTCTTCCTGTCCATTCCGTCAATTCTGTTCTTCCTTGATGAAAAGAACCTCAGACACCTTTGTTGGATCGTCGTCGATATGAATGTGTCTGGTATTCCAGTAGGAGTCCACGTAGATCCCGCGTCTATTGATCCCTGCCGCCATGCAAGCGTCTACGATCAGAGCCGCTTCACGGCTAGAACGCACTCGCAGATCCACCGCATGACCAGTGAGATGAGAGGAATCTGGAACAGCTCCGATGACGGATTCGTTCTTCTCAATCGTGCGCTTGCCAGACGTAATGACAAAGGCAACTCCAACGTGGTCAGGATCAAGTTCAATGGTTTTCTTTCTTGCGATAACGAGCTTCGGAATGAAGTTCTCATCGAGTCCCTCCACTTCAGAATCTTCAAAGTATTCCCATTTACTCATCTTTGTGTACCCTGTCCATTTGAAATCCCAGGCCCATTCGAGTCCGATGCCTTGCAGGAAAACCCGCACGCCTGACAGCGATACCATATTCCCCTCATATCCAAATCATCCCAACAGCACTCCATCTCACTATCCTTTCCAAACTCTTTGCAAGTCGGGCAGTTCGTAAGCCCTCCGCGTTACTTTATCTGAACGCTACGTGACTCCAAAACGCTTTAACCGCCAAGGCGATACTCCCGATTGTAATAAGTCCAACAATCCACTTACCTTTTATGTAGGCAGGGGATATTTCTGACAGCGATAAGGATTGTTCCTTCAGCGTTGCTTCCACCATTCTCCGCCACTCGCTATTCGCACCGCAGTCGCGATCGTATCTCTCTATGAAGTCGTTGAACCGCTGAGTGAGCGCGATCAAAACGCCGTCGGAATGTCGTCGGTCTACGTCTTGATTTGGATGTTCGCTCATTAAAACTATCCGATGGCCACAGTGATTTGTGCCAAAAACTGATCGCAGACTCCTTTAACAGAAATGGCCCTGGATTTAATCTCGTCTGCCATACGAACCTGATCCCCGTAATCAATGTCCGAAACTGGTGCTGTCAATTTAGAAATCAAAGCATTTAGCGGATCTTGAATCTGAGACGCCGACACCTGCGCTGCCTCCACGCTGTCTCTTGCCGACGACAATGAATCTTTCAAATCCTGCAATGTACTCATTGGATTCTCCTTTTTATCATGGGACGTATATCGGCATTTTTAGCAATGAACCACCGCCCGTCGTGCAGATCGTTTGCTCCGCTCCTGAACTTCCATACATCACCAAATTAGCCGATGTTCCTCCACTACAACGATAGAGAGCGGTTCCACTCCCTATGGGTGTGCTTACAAATACAGCACTCGTAACCGACATAGAGGCATTGATGACCATAAATTGGTCAGTTGGAGCACTTGCCATTTTCCCGTACATAAGAGACTGGGCTTGTTCAGTCGCTTCATCACCTCTGTCAACATTGTTGACCATGAAAACATTATCAGATGTCTGATAAAATCCAGACTTGTTTCCTAAAAATATTCCTCCTGAACCCGTCGCGGATTGCCCAGCCTGATTTCCTAGGAAAACGCTGTTGTTTCCAAATGCCGCGTATCCTGCTAAGTGTCCGACGGAAACATTGTAGCTCCCAGTTCCGTAAGCGCCCGCTTGATCTCCTACATAAACATCGTAAGATGCGTTGGGGATGTAAGCGCCAGTGTAGTATCCGATGAAGGTATCATATGTGCAACCACCGTTTGCACAGCCATTCCCAGAGTAATCACCATATGCGGAAATGTAAGCCCCAGGACTAGGGTTATTTATAAACGAAAGATGTGATCCAGCTAAGGTATTTCCGGTCCCTACGTTATCTGTGTAAAAATTCGTCGAAACAGCAGGCCCCGTAGTCGTAGCGACATCAGCTATCCATGAAAACGGAGAACTTCCGCCGCCACCAGATCCGCAAGCGCTCCCTGTAACAGATAGGCGTCCTCCAGTTGTCGTCTGGACACATTGACCGCTCGTGAGACCTGAAACAGTTAAGGCTGTGAACGTCGAAGGCTTAGTGTTTGTCCAGGACTGTTGCGCTGTCCAGGTGCTCGTTGTTGCTATGATTTGATCAAGTGTTTGAGCCGCCGAATATTGTTGAGAATAATCACCGAATGTTACAGGAATACCCGTAGGCATGACAATACCGCTATCGCCAGACATAGCAAGAGTTCCAGTTCCTGCTGTATTTACTAATGTTATTGCTCCACCGCCGTAACAATTCCCAGATTGAAATATATCTCCAAGGAACATCGTCCCTTGGCTGATACTCCCACAATCTCCGAAAAGACCGAGAGTTGAATTAGGGAAAACAATATTCGGAGCATTGAGGGCCGTAATCGTAGCACTTGAAATAATTGAATTTGTTGCAGAAAATATATTCGTCGTAGAGCTGTAGTTGAGGTTGGCGGTATCGACGGCCATGGTCGAAGAAGGGGAACCAAAGGGAATGGAAGTTGGTTCGAGAACGACTGAACCACCAGCCGCCGATATGGTGATCTGCGCCGTTGTTCCGCCAACGGAAGCGGTCGTGATCGTGACGCCAGACCCCGCAATGAAACTGGCTGTGATTGTGGGACTTGTGACGCGGACATTGTTTCCCATGATTTCGAGAGATAAAGAACCGCCGCCCCCTGTCGGAGTTGACCACTGGGGACGAACCCCGGCCCCTTTAGAAGTAAATACCTGCCCATCAGTCCCAGCGCTTCCACTAGCAGAAAGGTAAACGTCGCCCACTCCTAAATACAGAGCGTGGTTTGTAAGTCCGCTAGAAGCCGTTCCATAAAGACCAATGTTTTGACCACCAGTTGCGTAGGCTGACCCATAAAGACCGTAGACTGTTCCAGTGCTCTGAATAGCGCCAGAGACGGTTCCTTGTACGCCTGTCAGTCCTTGGACTTTACCACCAGAAGCTACAGCATTTCCCGACAAGGCCGTTGCGATTGACGTATTCCCGGTATTCGTTGTAGTGAATGATGCCCCCACCGGGTTGGCTAACCCGGTTGTATTGCTCTGCACGATCGCGCTATTGAAGTTCCATTGGCCGCGAGCGGTCGGGGAGTCTCCGAATAGATCATATTTTTGAACTTGACCAAAACTGTCTGTTTTTAGAAAAGGGGAATTGTAGTAAGCTGCTGGAAGAGTAAATCCGTTCATGTAATATACTCTTGACCCTGAAATATCCATAGCGGCAAGATTATTACTTCCTAACCATAAATCACCGCTAGAGGTTCCTGGATCAGCCATCAGAAGAACATCGCCTGGCAGAGCGGCAGTGGCGTAATACGTGTCACCATCACCTCCGACATTAACGATATTAAATCTTGAAATTGCTGGAGCTGAGAAATCTGGTGGACCGTAACTAAAAAACGATGTCAAGAAGGGAGAACTATAATCATTCGATGTGAACATGGGCCCTTGCGAATAATTAGAGGCGTTTACGTTGCTGTTGGTCCTCAGAGGAGGAGCATATCCATAAAAGGAATCCCCATTGTATACGGTGGTAGTTCCCGTAATAACCAAACTTTTCGTAGTCGATGAATAATTAAGATTATCGGTATCGACGGCCATGGTCGATGAGGGGGATCCGAATCCAATGGCGGTGGGAGAAAGAGTGACGGCCCCAGCGCTTGAAGACAAGATCCCAAGATCAACCCAGGTATAGGTACTCCCTTGAAGTTGGTAGGTATGGCTATTGTCCTTTTGAAAGACAATCATGCCGTTGTAGACCTGGGTCTCCGTCATAGCCAGGCGAGCCGTCGAATCATCCGCTACGAGTTTGGCATCTAAGGGCCTTCCGCTGTTCTCTTGGAAGTTTGAGGATAACGGGATATCTCCGGTATCAGCCAAGAGTGATGCCGGGACCAAGAGAGACGCGAGAATGACGAGTTTTTTAATCATTAGAATTTATACGTGTTCGTGAAACTTGTTTGGGATGTCGGAGTATTGAACTCATAGACGTAATAATTCTGCGTCGTCGAATCAAGCATAGTCATGGTTCCACTCCTTTTCGTGTAGCCGGAAATCGTCTCAAAATTGCTCGGATCAAGAATGGAAGTAAGATTCCCGGCGCTCTGAGGGTAAGCAAAATAATAGACCTGACTTGATGGGCTTGTGGTCGTTGCTGTGTTCGCGGGAGTTTGGACGAGCTTTGTTAACCCTTGGACAGAAGCAAAAGAAAGATTTTGCGCTCCGACTCCATAATAGAAGGGATAGACAAACGTGAAGGTAACGGAATTGGATGTGGTGTTGCTTGTCCCATCGCCGTCCACTGCGGTATAGGCTGATGTAGTAGAGCGCGTATCCGTATCGGTATAGACTTCCGTTCCACCCGTTGATACAGGCGTTGAGCTACTCTTAATGACCGTCCCGTTTAACTTCCATTGAACAATCGTAATCGGGCTCGATTTTTCGACCGTATAGGCCGAAAGGACGACGTTTGTCATGGTCGTCCCAAGTTCTTTGACGATCGCACCTGGGCTGGTTCCGAGAGTCACAGCAGGAGCTGTGTATTGAAAATCAAAAATCTGGTCTAATGCAGCGCTTGATGTTGCGACATTAACGGCTTCGCTAAACCGTCCAGAATAACCAGTCCGAACATAGGCGCTTGAGCCTCCTGTCGCCGATATGGTCATCTGAGCCGTCGTCCCGCCTACGGCTGAGGTCGTGATCGTTACGCCAGACCCCGCCAGAAAGCTTACGGTTGCGGTGGGGCTCGTTATACGAACTGAGTTACCCATCACTTCCAGAGAAGGAGTTCCACCACCGCCACCTCCGCATGGTGTTGCTGCCGATGTTAATGATCCCCCTGGACCAGCTTGAACACACATTCCATTCGTAAGATCCCTAACAGAGCCGCTCGAAACCAATAGCGCTGGACGAGACGCTATCGTGCTTGCGTTTACGAGATAATTTCCGGCTGGCGGCGTAACAGCGGCACCATAAACTGATCCCGCCAGTCCAAGGAATGCGATGGCTTTAAGGAATCTATTCACTTGCCATGCCTGTCGGCGGCTCCTCTTTTTGTGTGCTGTCTCCACTCGGAGCCCATTTCCCGCCTGGATGGTTCACAATCTGCTTAATTTCTGCGTCTGAAACTGCGTTGCCTTTATTCTGGAATGGATTTAGTTTCCCGTCGCTCATACGGCCTCCTTGTGATATACTTGACATATGGGGATATTGGCTGTCTTCGCTTCAATCCTATTTATCCTTGAAATCGTGTTCTTCATTCATCACCCTGTCCTGTTTGCGTTGTATCTGGCATCGTTGGTCGTTTATTGCCACCGCCAAGAAAAGCCCCGCCAAATAGTCTAGGAAGGTTCTTCACAACTGCCGACTGTACTGAATAGGGATTAGAGAACGCGCCCTTCATCATGGCATCGGTAAATGCCTCGTTGTAGAAACCCTTTGAAAAAGCATACCCCGCTGCCCCTGTTACTGATCCGACTATGGGATTATGAAAGATTTGAAATAGCATTCTAGCGGCTATATTGCTTGGGGCTGTCTTAGAGACGTTCGTAAGAGAGTTAATCTGCGCTCCAATATGATAAAGCGTGTCGGAATAGTTATTTAGGTGTTCCTGTGTTGGCTTATCAAATAGCCAATTTGTCAGAGGTTCGCCATATTGGTGCCTCATCTTGTCCACCGCTTTCCCTGATATCTGGTCGTGGATATCTGGTTTCAGGATATCGGCTAGAACAGCTTCCCCAACAAGCCTCTTTCCATCCTCGCCTTCCGTGCTTAATAATGACGCCAATTTTGTCACATTGGTCAACTTCTGATTGTCTGTCAATGAGTTACCAACAACTGTTCTTATGACGCCAGCGCCAGTCTCATTTTTCATAATGGACTGGAAAAGTTTGTTTTGAGATAAGTCAGGGCCGATGTCACGAAGTTGGCTAGGCAATTTGTACCAGTCTGCCGCCTGTTTCTTAGACAGGATGCTGTCGATAGAAAGGTTCCCCCATTTCTGCGTCGTCGCTTCAAGTGACTCAGGGCTTATATCGTCGGCTCCAAGGGATTCTTTCAACCATCTATCCTGGTAGTTTGCCCTCGTTTTTGGATCGAAGATCTTCATCGTTTCTTGAATGGGAGTAACATTCCCAGGTTTCATAATGTACGGATATATTCGCTCGGGGTTCTGCTGATTTATAATTGTCTGAAACGTATCACGATCAATGGCGCCGTGCATATAGCGGCTAAATGTCCTTGCTGTCGTCAAGGCTTCTGATGCCATATCTCCCTGTGGTGCAATACCCGCTTGCATCGCATTATCAAGAGAGTCAGCATACTGACTCCACCGCTTTGAAAGGGTTGTATTTAGTCCAGTATCTCCCCTAAGTTGGCGATTCATCTGAAGGGCTGTGCTTCTCATCTCCTGAAGGTCATCGAACGACATTGTGCGTCCTTCAAGACCTTGAACAAGAGCGGGAGATTTCATTACGTTATTCGCGTCGATTCCCATCCCAAGAAGTTCGGCATCAGCTAATTTCTTTGTTGTTTCTGCCATTACATTTTGTTTTATTGGAACCCCGCCAGCCTGGAAACCTCCTACCGTTGGTGTTTGACCAACACCATAGGACTTGTATATTGTGTCTATTCTCTGTTGTGCGAGTTTTGCAAAATCTTCTTTCTCTGCCGCACCAGAGGCTTTCCGCAAATCGCCAATAAGTTTTTGCGTCCCAGGCAATTGAGAGTATGGCGCCATCTGATCCAGAAGCTCTTGCGAAGGTTCTCCAATATGTTCATGAATAGGTATTTGAGCTTGCTTATCGAATGGTAGGCTTTCCCATAATTGCTTTTGTTGTGCTTGAAGCGAATCCTGCCATCTCTTTGCCGCCGCCTGGTCGCCCATGGTCAATTCGTCATAAGTAAATGGTGACCCATGCGCTTCAAGGAACTTATCAAGAACTCCTTTCTGCGCCACTTCTACGGAATCTTTGCTTTTAGACGTTGCAAGCGTGACTAAATCCTTTATCTCAAGTCCTTTGGCTTTAACTGCTTCGATAGGGCTCCCGACCCTTACCATATCTTTGTATTCATCAATCATCTTGGAGAGATATCTATTATCGAAATCTTCAGCTACCGTTTTAGTAATAGGGAGTGCCCTGAATGCCGACCCTATAAATTTGACGACTGGATTTCTAGAAATCTGATCCAATGACAGGGGAATCCCTCGTCCCTTTGCGTAGTCGTAGATCTGCTTTGCTTCTGAGGACAGGCCTTCATAGAGAGGAGGCAAGATTGCCTTGGCGGCCTTAGTCATGCCTTGCCCTGCAATTTCAGCAATCCCAGACTCTCCGATAGCTTGAGGAATATCCAATGCTCCAGGCTGATCTCCTATCCCTCGAACAGCATCAACTCCCTTGGCTCCAAGAAGTCCTGCCGCGCCACCTAAAATCGATCCACCTGCTGCCCCAATAGGCCCGAGAGGTAACCCCGCAGCGCCACCGAGCATTGCCCCTGCCACAAAAGATGTAGGCGTATAGATCTTGCTCTGCTCTCTCTTTAAGGAGTCGTCGGGAGGGAGATTGGAGTCATCGACAGCCGTATCCGTTGTTGGCGGTTTCCAGGCCGGGGTGTCAGTTGCGGGCGGTTTCCATGCCATTAGTTTTTCACCCATTCTTTTCCATTCACGTCGAGGTAATGAGATCCTTTCGGCAAAGAGTTGTGATCGTTCGCGTTGGTTATAGTTTTTACCTGTTGCCCTTGGAAGAAATCCTGGACCATCGTTGGATCGCCGCCAAGGTTTTGAATATGCCTTTTCGTCATATCCGCGTAATCGCTTACTGTCTTAGAGTGTAATTTGTCCTGACTCTTTGCGATTTGAAGCATACGCATGGCGTCCTTGGGATCTATCTTTGACGTAGTGAGAAGGGTTTCCCCGCCAGGGATTGACGATAAAATTGGGCTACCAGACACTTGAAGATCCTTATAAGTCTGAGCATTAATGACGCCATTGAAATTTGGGTCAATCGCATGGACATAGCTATTTAGGAAAGACCAGGGATCAACATCGGTCCCTGCCTTTTGAGACTGATTGACGATATTTTGCATTTGCTGAAAACTCTTATGAGCATTGACGAATGGAGTCACCGAGGCTTTGTATTTATCGTTTTCGTCTAAGGCTTTGCGTTGTGACTCCTGTCCCTGAGTGAACTCCGTCCGTTTCCTCGTCTGTTCCTGGTCGTACATATTCTGCACAGGCGTTAAAACTCCCTGCAACCGTTCCTGTTGAACCTTTGAAGCCTTGGCTTTTAGTTTGCTGAGGAAATACATCGTGTCTTCAAGCGTAGCGTCTCCTGCCTGAAGTGCATCGACGGCTTTCCCTGCCTGTTTCATTACTCCACCCATGTCAGGAGTAAATTGCCAATCGTCAGGGATTGACCCAGGGGCAACCATATCGACGCCTTTTTTAAATGTATTAAAAAGTTCAGGTCCCGCGTCGTCACCCCATCTGTCATATCCTTCTGCGGCGGCCTTCATAAGTCCAAGACCATTATCTTGTTGGATCTTTTTAGCTTCTGCCTGTTGCTTTGCGATTGCCGCCTGTGTCTGTTGAACCGCCAATGCCCTGATTTCAGGTGACATCTGGTATTGGGTGATTTGGTTAGCAAGCCCTTGTGCCCTTGCTTGTTGAAGATTTAATCCCATCTGCGCCCCACCCTGAAGACCACTTGCCAACCCTTGTGCCAATCCCGGTTGTTGCGTTATCTGTGCAGGTCCAGGCAATTGAAAATTAGGAATCTGTGGAATGTATCCCATGTCAGGCATTAGACTGCACCTCCAACCGATTTACCTACTTGAGCCCCTGCCATTGCCCCCCAAGGCCCACCAAAATAGGCTCCAACGCCAGTCCCTATAATACTTCCAATTCCTCCAAGCATCCCCTGTTTTGCTTGGTATTGCTGAAGTTGAGCTTGATAGTTCGCTTGCTGTTGTGCGATATTTTGCTGATTTGGCCCAAGTTGTTGTTGTTGGAATGGTTGATAGTACTGACTTAGACCTTGCTGATACTGTTGAAGATAAGGAGCCAATGAGCTGATATCCTGAGTCGCTGAATTCTGTGCATACCCAAGTTGAGCATTTGTAGCGGCCATGCCAGCAGTTGCAGACTGTCCAGCGAGCCCTGCCGTCCCTGCGACCTGCCCACCAAGAGTAGAAATATACCCAAGACGTTCTGAGCTATTCTGAGCCGCTACATTTTGACTGAATAATTGGATCGCCCGTTGTCCAGCCGTAGAGTCTGAGGTTGCCTTATCAGGGGTGTCTCCATTAACCATGATCCCACGTTGAGCAAGTGAATCTTTTAATTGAATGAAATCTCTCTGCTGTTTCTGCTCTGTCGCCTTATTTACCGCCCCAGTACCCTCAAGCGCGGCCTTATAGACATCGGATTGTGTCTGGGCCACACCGCCTGACCCACTCCCGCCAGTCCCAAAATAATTCTGGAGATATCCAAGAGCCGCTGATCCTACGCCCTGCGCCTGGGTTAGTTGGCCTTGTGTTCGCTGTTTAAGGTCCGCTAAAGCCTGGGTATCAAGGTTCCCCTGAGAATCGTAAAGACCAGAGATCTGTTGCAATACCTGTTTATTCTGGGCCAAAGATGTAGCGGAGCCCTGGAGGAGTTGATTAAATTGGTCAAGCGTCATTCCTTGCTTCTGTAGAATTGCTTGTTCTTCAGGAGTCAGGCCAGGGAATTGACCTAAGTTGGGAGCCCCTGGCGTTTTAGAGCCACCGCCAGCAACACTCCCAGCAAGATCTCCTAATTTACCTGACATTCCTCCAATCTCAGCAGTTCCGAATGTCATTACGTCTGTGGCCCCCCTAACAACATCGCTGACCGGATTAGACCCGCACATGTTCACCACCCACCTTTTGATGTAAATCGCCAACGTTTCGTATAGGCTTCATAAATCTTAGGTATTCCCCAATCACTTCCCTAGGGAGACAGCCAAACTTTATAAGCAGTTTATGGAAGTTACTATGGTTTATCTCCGATTCTGCGAACCACCCACGCAACTTTTTAGCGTAAATAAACCTCTCAATATCATTCAAATCCTTGATAAGCCGCTTCTGAAGCCGGCCATGCTTGTTATCCACCCATCGACAGAACACCCACTGACTTGGCATAAGCTTTGCTTCTAGAATGCCGTCGTTGAAAATCGTTTTCATAGGATTCGTATTAATTTGTACATGCCGAGGTATGGCGGCAAGTTGTTATGCGCCCCGCCTCCACCAGTATTAGTGTTCGTCGTTGCCACCGTAACGCCGGTCGTATCGACAGAGGTCAATGATGCGCCGTCCAAAGCCGTTGGGCTTCCAAATACGTCCACGCTCGTTGATCCAGTATTATCAACGTGGATATTTTGGTTCTTGCTTCTTTTATGCTGATGTCCAGAGTCCGTTACGACGCTTGTCGCCGTATGCGTATGCGATGGCATCTCAGGAGTTGTCAGAACATGGGTGGCTTCTCCGCCAGTCGCAGCAAGAGCGTAAGTGGTTCCAGCCCCGATAGACATCCGATCCCTGTAGTCTGGGAGATTAAATGTGGTTGTCGTATCTCCAGCCCCAAACGTGGTCCCAATGAGTGCAAATAGAGTGGCATAAGTGACTCGGCTTATAGCCGTCCCGTCAGCCAAATGCCACTTAGCGTTCGGGGCAGTAGCAACTGGATAATCGATGACACCCCCAAGTGGAACAACCACGTTTCCAACAACCGTCAAATCCGTCGCTGCTGGCTTGTACCAGTAGTCCGTTCCAAGGATCTGCGCTAACTGATAGCGGAGTCTCTCAAGTTCCCCGGCTATGGATGTAGCATTGCTGAGGACACTTCCTGGGAATGGAGCGGTCTGAATCTGCGCATCGGCATCAGTATCAGAATGACCGCCTGCCCCTGAAGCATCCAATAACGCTCCGATATTCGCCAGCTCCGCATTTCTCTCAGCCGACGTAATCAGTTGATCTACGACGACTGTGTTAAGTGGTATCGTTCCGGTTGTTCCGCTCATATGCGAACTCCCCTTGGGCTATATAGGTATATTAGCTCTGACAGAAAAAATGGTTGCCCTGTCGCATTGTTAATAAACTCTCCCTGGAAATCTCGCCCATAATACCCAACATCAATGGTCGCCGGCACGAGGCTATCTCCGGCGAATGTATCGACATCGTAATGGGCACTATCATACTTGGCTCCACTTCCAGTAAGAGTGAAAGTCGCGTCAGTCCGTCTAACTCCATCAATATAGGATTGCATCGTAAAATCTACTCCGCTGGATGCGCTTCCCCTGAATACGATCCCCTTGAAATGCTTCCAAGCGCGAGGGGCTCCGAGGTCTTGTCGGATAGTTCTGATCCTGGTCCTATAAGCGTTCCCGTTATCATCGTCGTCAGATTGCTCTAGCTTCCAAATCCTTCCAGAGTAATCCCCCGTCCACAACTGCCAATCGCCAGGGCCATTTCTCACTTCCCATACCGCCGAAGCATCGTACCCGCTATCAAAATCCTCGTTATCGTGGATGATCCACGCTTGAGAAGGGTCTTTGTCTACAAAATAGGTAAGGGCGATGTTATTGTTTGATCCACCCTCCTGCATAAACCATTTTATCGCTCTTAGTTTGCGATCATAGGCGCAACAAAAGTTCTCGATATTGGAGAGCGTGATATTGTCTCGAATGAATTTGTCGATATACGCAGGACGAGCAATGGGGGAAGCCGAATATGAACCCGTAGCAACGATCCCTTGCAGATTGTAGATCGTCGAATCCTCGGCCATGATAAAAAGGTTGTTATTTGCCTTGCAGACGAGCCGCCAATGAGCAGCGCCGCCATCCCATAGAGATTCATGGTATCCCCAATTTTGGCTATTGGAGTCGGTGTCGTCTATGAGATAAGTTTTCGTCTTATCCCAAACAAATAGCTGACCGCCAAGATCAATGCCACCGACAAGCCCGCCCTTAGAATAAACTGGAATCTGAATGACATCGGCATCTCCGAAGTTCCAAGGCTCTGCAATCTTAGATGCCCATACACTGTCTTTCGTAATCGCCCATGCCCTGATATTGGCGTTCCTAGCGTGATTGATTATTTGGAATGGCATTCCACTCGTTGATCCCCAGGATGTTGCTGTAGTCACCGCCGTTGAAGTCGGCGCGGACCCATCCCAATACTGAGGTGCGATTTGTCCATCAGCCCACATGACATATTGAGTGATCGTCTGTCCTGACTGGGCGCCGATCTGCATGAATGAAATTGGATTAGACGTTGATTGGCCCGACTTCAAGACATTTGATGCGTTCGTATGATAGACCTTCCCATTTGAAGCAAATAGGTGGAAGTAAGATCCGTTCGACAACCTAAATTGGAACCCAGACTGGACACGCGCCGGCAATGGCGTCCCTAGGAATAATGCGTTGCCTCCCCGCTTCGATAACCCATTCTCATGAAAATTGAGGTTCTTCGATGGCAGGACCAGAGAGGTGACTGGAAGCAGTTCTTGACTCCGGTCATCTCTCAGGCCGGTCTGGAGGAATGGACTTCGGAGAACTTGACCGCTATAGGCCATCAGGAATCCTTCGCATCATTGGCTTTCACGAAAATATCTTCATCGGCGTCCTGTGCTTTCTTCCATGTTGATGACGGAGTAGAACGCCCCTGAAATCCGGTACTCCCTGTCGTCGTTCTCCTTCTCCAGAAGAAGAAGTAATCCGTCACAGGGGTAATGCCGGGATAGAGGTTCATAATGTGGGACCGCGAGGCCACGCCAATCGTTCCAGATGGGATAGGCATCCCAGTCCCTCGGGGTCCTTTCCCGAAATCAATGGCCGATCGGCGGCGCTCAGCGGTATCTATTGCCATATTGGTGTATGTTGTGCCATAATATATCCATGATTACTAAATGGCCTTGCCTCAAGAAAATGCCTTACCCATGCACTTGCGGTTGCGGTGGATTTGCTCAAAGAAATAAATACGAAGTTAAGCGTTTCCCTGTATTTATTCGAGGGCACCAATTCAGAGGAAAATTTAATTTTAACTGGAATGGAGGCGTTCGTATAAGTCAGGGATATCGACTCATTCTTTCTCCTGGACATCCCAATGCAGACCAGTCTGGATATGTTAGGGAGCATTGCCTTGTGATGAGCGCCTATCTCAAACGTCCTCTTGATAAAACTGAAATTGTGCATCACATCAATGGTGTCAAAACCGACAATCGCATAGAAAATCTTGTGATTACCAATCGCGCTGAACATGCGTCTCATCATCATAAAGGAGTCTTGAAGCCAAATAGTCTTAAAAATATTAGAGGTCATACTTCTAAAGAAATGAAAAAAATCTGGAGAACGTCTCGAAAACACCATCGGCAAAAGCCAATCGTATGTAGGAATTGTAGTGGATCGTTCTTCTCCAAAAAACGAAGACTTAAGCAAATTTATTGTTCCCATCATTGCTATATCCTTTTCAAGAAAACTGACCTTTTGTAAAAACATTTCCGTCATCCGAAAGAGCAGATGTAGCAATCACCGTTCCCGCGTTGTTTTTAATCTTCTCCTGGCTCGATGTAGCCGTATGTTCGTTGCGAAGACTCATGTAGGAAAGCATGAGTGCCTGTTGGATTGTAGGAGTGGCACTCGGAACTCCCGTAAGCTCTGACATCGTATCGGTGCTAAGGGCCGTACGAATCTGAGTCAGAACCGAAGCTAAAGCCGTCGTGCCGAGAGCATTGACCGTTCCAATCGTTACGCCAGTCTGACTGGCCCCGAGATTGACCGTCGATACCGTCGGATCAAAATTGCTTATCTTCCCTGTTAGAGGCAATGCCGCATAAATGGCCTTTAGGTCAACTGCCGCGCTATCAGCCGTTACATGACCCGTCATAGTCTCATT